GACCATGCGGCCGAACCGGTCCAGTTGCAAGCGCATCGACGCCACCGACGCCAGGGCGGCCTTGTCCTGCGGGTCGATTTTCGGCGCTGCAACTTTCTTGCCGAGCTCGTCGAGTTTCGCCTTCACCTCATCCAGGTGGGCGACGGCGGCTTTGTCGTTCAGGTCCACGACGGGGGTGGCACGTGCCCTGTTCAGCTCATAGAGCTGCCGGGTCAGGCTGCCGACATCCCCCGATGCGTCCTTTGCCGCCCGGCCGGCTTTCAGCAGCCCCGGGGTGAGAGAGTCGCGGCCGAGGAGCAGGTCAGCCCTGATCTCTTCAGCCACGGTCCCTCAGCTTCTCTTCCAGGTAGTCAACGAGAGCCTCAAAGTCGGCCTGCTCAAGCAGCCCTATTTCCCACGGGCGGATGTGGAGGACTTCCGCGAAGACGCCGAGGTACCGGTGCCGGTCGTAGGTGAACGCCCCGGCGGGGGCGTCGTAGGGCCCGCGCCGTCCTCGCTGGTGTCATCCTCAATGCCCAGCCCGTCGAGGTCCACGTCCACGCCGCCGGACAGGATGTCCTCCAGCGGCACGTCGCGGCCGTTGCGCCGCCACACCAGCCAGATGAACCCCGCCAGGGCCCGCGCCGATCCGGCGGCCAAGTCGGTTTCGTAGTCCACGTACCGGCATTTCAGCCCGGCCTCAATCGCCAGGGCCTCCGACAGTGGCTTACGGGCAGGGTCCCAGCTGAACACCTCACCGTTGATGGTCACTTTCGCCACGCGCTGCCTCCTATTTGGCGGCGTAGATCTTGTCCCGGACCCGGGCCACCGCGGCCACGATTTGATCCCGCACCTGCGGGCCTGACTGCTCCACGGGCCGGTCGAAAAATCCCGGCCGCATTCCCTTCGTCTGCGTCCGCCACGTCCACGACCGCCGCGGCGTTCCGGATACGGCGAACACGGGGTGGGTGATGATCCCCGCGTTGCGCTGGTTCACCTTGCGCCCGCGGCCTCTTGAGAACAGGGCCGTCGGGGCACTTCCCACAAGTTCCACGCCGGGTTCGCCAGTGGTGCGCTTGGACACCCGCACCCGCAAGTCACCAGCCAGCACCCGGGCGTACCGGTCCGGCATGAAAGCCGCCAGGTGATCGACCCTTTGGATCTCTCGCGCCAAAGGCTTCGCCGCGTCGTCGAACGCCTTGTAAAGCTCCTTCCGCAGCCCCGTCTCCCCGGCATCCTTGAGCGCGGCGGCGAGGGCGGCGAACTCCACGGCGGCGTCAGCCACTGGTGCCTCCCGGTTACGATGCGTGCATGAGAACCATCGGGGGAATCGTGGCAGCTGTGCTGCTGCTCGCCGCGTGCGGGGGCACCAGCAGCACAGCCAGCGTGACCGCATGTAAGCACGCGATGCGCGCCGAGTTCGCCGCAGCGGCATCCACCGGCGCCAAGGGCACCGAGCCCGCCGCGTGCAAGGGCCTGCCGGCGAAGACGCTGCAGCGACTGGCCGAGGAGATCCTCGGCAGCCAATTCGGTTAGACGATCCCGCCGAGTGCAGGGTTATATTGCCAGATGCGTGAGGCTGCATTCCAGGTCGAGGACATGTTCACCCCACCGGCGATGGCACCGTCGATGCTGTAGTCCGGCAGGATCGTCCCGAAATGGTACACGTTCGGGGAGTTCTGAATGTCGGGATACAGGTACATGTTCCGGGACAGGCCATCCGTGGACGCCGTGTAGGTCTGCGCGGTGGCGTCGTCCCAGAACCCGGAGAACTGCCCGGACGAGTCCGGCAGCCCGGCGACATAGATGAGGTTGCCGTCGCCGAACGCTGTCACGTCCTGCTTGTTGACGACCTTCGACAGCGACCAGGTCGCCTGGAACGCGCACGACGACGCCGCCGCCCCGTTGGTCACCGAGATGTACACCGCGCCGTTGCGCCCATGATGCCGGACCACGTTTGTCTCCTAGTTGTCGAGCATTGCCAGGAGCTTCCTGGCGTGGCTGATGAACGTGCGGCCCTCAACCGCCGCCCTGGCTTTCCCCGCCGCCTCTTCCGCGTCGCCCGGGTGCGCGAGCGCCCACCGGATCAGCTCCCCCGCTTCCTCCGGGCTGGTGAACGCGGGGAGCATGGGAAACAGCTCATCCGATTCGGGGCGCGGGTCGCGGGCGAACCACAGGCCGCACGCGGCCATTTCGATCTCCCGCGGCCCGCAGGCCCACCCTTCCCCGAGGTGGGCGTCTTCTGCTTCCCTGCGATACAAATTGAGGCCGGTGCGGGACTGCCGGTAGATGTCCGCCGTCTCCGTGTTGTCCACGCAGCCCTCGGGGTTGGGGTCGGCGTACTGGCGCAGCGGGGAGTCCTCCGGAAGGTCCAGCCACGGCCCCGCCAGCCGCACGTCCAGGCCGGACAGGTGCATCTGCTCGAAGAACCGCACCCGGGAGGGGAACCCGGTGCCGATGAACGAGAAGTCCCACAGCTTCGCCGCGCCCGGCGCCGGGTAATGCACCTGCTCCCGGTACGCGTGCGGCATGTACTCCGCCGGGCCCAGCTCCCGGTAGGCGTCAAGGTTGACCGGATCGTTGACCAGGTTCAGGTCGGCGTGCGCCGCCCGCACCAACTGTTCATCATCTTGATACGGCGATTCTGAATGCAGCAGAACCACTTTGTGGCCCCGGCCGCGCATCTCGTCGAAGATCTGCGGCGGATAAAAGAACGCCGAGATAAGCAGGACTACATGCGGCCATATGCGCCACAACGGCTTATAGATGCCATCAGTGGCCAGGCCGATCGCCTGCTCCCGGGACACTGCCTTGCGAAATGCGTCGCGCCCGAACGAGTCCTCGCCCACTTTGAGCATGGTGCTGTCGTAGAACAGCAGGCGATCATCGAGGTTGTACGTGTACACGTCCTCGCCGAGCGCGCGGAGCGCTTCTACCCAGCCCGTATGCATGTCAGCGACGGAAAAGCTCGGGCCAGGATGCCCGACTAGCCAGCGCATCAGGTGCCGACGTTAAGGATGAGCGAGCACGCGAGGTAGTCCACGCCGTTCCAGTTCATCAGCCCGTACCCGGTGGCCTCGATCACCGCGCAGTACGACACCTGGCCGCCCAAAGTGGGGTCCTTCTGGATCGCCGCGTGCACGGACAGGGCGCCGACGGGGGACAGGTAGGCGTCCATGGCATCCTGCCCGGACGCTGAGTCGCCCTCGGAGACGAGGATGACCGCCCGCAGGGTGTAGTCGGTTTCGCCGTCCATGGTGACCGCGTACCGGATCAGGCTGCCGGTCTGCGGGGCGACCACGGCCATCGGCGGGTTCACCGCGCCGAACCGGTTCGCCGTCGCGCGCAGCCCAATCGACGAGGTGAGGTACGTGGCGATCGCCTGCCGCACGGTGGGAAAGTCGGGCTGGGGCATTTAGACGCCGATCCTTTGCCCGTTGATGTACCGGTGCAGCAGCCACATCACCTGCGGGTTCGACTGCACCCGCACCACCCCGAACTCCCCGAACCCGGCGACGCCGAACGGGGCGTCTTTGATCCTGAAGATCTGCGCGCCGGCGATGATTGCGGCGTTTTTCACGTTCAGCGGCACCGCTGGCCAGCCGAACACGCCGGTGACCTGGATGCGGTCGAGGTGGGACCACATCCAGGTGAACGGGAACAGCTTCCCTCCGGTGATGACCTGCGCGGCGGTGTAGGGCCACTGCTCGCCCTTCGCCGCTGCGTTGTACTTGCCGGGGGCGACTTCGAGGGCGTAGTCGGTGCCCTGGGTCCAGGTTTCCTCGAAGACGCCGTCGCCGTCCCGGTCCACCTTCAGCGACGTGACGGAGACGAGGTCGTCGAGGGACTGCCGGGAGATCGACTCCGGGATGTACGTCCTGGTGTCGGTGCCGCGCCAGAAGTACCGGCCGGTGATCTCGTCGATCGCGCGGGACGCCCCCGCGGCGGCCAGGCCCAGCTCGAAGTCATCGGAGGTGTCGGTGATGCCGAGCCGCGATTTCAGTTCTTCGACGGTGCAGTAGTTCTGGCCCAGCGCGACCGTGACAACGGTCCAGGTGCCGGCGACCGCGTCGGAGGCGGTGCCGGTGCCTTCCCACAGGTAGGTCCAGACGCCGGCGACGGTGCACGCGACGTTCGCTGTGTAGGTGCCGGCAGAGACGTGCGTCACGCTGGGCGCGGACGTCGCGCCAGTGGGGTCGGTGACGGTGAGTGTCACCGTGGACGGGTCGGTGGGGACACCGCTGACCTTGAAAATGTTCTGGAGGGTGGCGAACTCGTTCGCGTCCTGGTAGAAGACGGTCGCGGACACCTAGTCCTCCATCCACTCCGGGTGCGCCAGCGTCCACGCCACGGTGCGGGCGAGAGATTCGGGGAACGGCACCGGCGGCTTCCACCCCAGCGCAGTGATCTTGGACCCGTTCAGCCCGTAGTGCGGGTCATGGCCCGGGCGAGTGGCGTGGTAGTCCTCCAGCTGGTACCGCAGCGGTTTGCCGGTGAGGTCGGCGGTCATCTGGGCGAGCTGCAGGTTGCTGATCCTGTCCGGGCCGACGATGTTGAACCGGTCGGGGCGGCCGGCTTTCGTCATCCCGTAGTGGTAATCCAGGTCAAAGTGCGCGGGGAACATCGCCGGCGGCAGGTTCCGCAGGATGTACAGCATGGCGTCGGCGAGATTGCGGGCGTGCAGGTAATGCCTGGTGCCGATGTTCCCGGGGCGCCCGTGCACAGTGACTTTCTGCCCGCGGTGAATGCGCCGGATGAGCATCGGCAGGTACTTCTGCGGGTCCTGGCGCTCGCCGATGAGGTTCATGCAGTTGACCAGGGTCACCGGTACCCCGTAGGTGCGCCAGTACGCGATGGCGATGGCTTCCTGCGCGGCCTTGGACGCGGAGTACGGGTTGGACGGCAGGATGGGCGCCCATTCGGGGTGCGCCTGCCCGGCCACCGTGGGCCCGTACACCTCGTCCGTGGACACCCAGATCAGGTGCGCGGGGGCGGCTTCCCGGGCGTATTCCAGCACGGACAGGGCGATGTCGGTGTTGTTGCGGGTGAAGGCCACGGGGTCGGCGATGGAGTCGTCCACGTGCGACAGGGACGCGACGGCGAGGACGTAGTCGACGGGGCCGATCTTGTCCCGCAGCTGAGACGCGACGGGGGCGGCGAGGTCGTGCATGACCACGCGGGTGCGCTGCCGCCACTCCGGCGCCCCGTGCTCCAGCACCTGGCGGATGCGGTCCGTCTTCCCTTTGTGGCGGAAGGAGTCGGTGGCGGTGATCTCCCAGTCGCTCTCGTGGAGGAGGTGCTCGAGGACGTGGTGGCCGATGAACCCGCCGGCGCCGGTGAGCAGGACGCGCTTAGTCATGTGACTCCCGGGGAAGAGGTGGCGAGGGCGGCGACGGACGTGGTGCCGTCACGCGGGTCGGACACCCCCGCGGCGGAAGTGTCCGGGGCGGCGGCCGACGGGGTGCTGCGCGCCACCTGGAAGGGCGGTGCGGTGAACGGCGGCGGCGGCAGCGGCTGCTGCAGGTGCCGGAACTGCCGCAGCCACGTGCGGCCGGGGAGCACCTGCATGAGCGGCGGCGCGCCGGTGGTGACGACGCTGGCGTCCAGCGCGGTGCCGGTGCCGGCGGCGGGGGCGGCGCCGATGGCGATCGACGGGGCCGGGTTCTGCCCGGTGCCGGTCGCCGCAGCGGTGCCGCCGTTGGTGGCGAGGGAGCTCGTGGCGCCCAGCGCCGCCGCGGTGGCGGCAGGGAGGCCCGCGTTCGGGGCGACTGACGCGATGTCCGCGCCGGTGTCCTGCCCGAGCGCGGTGCCGGTGGCCTGGGCGAGGCCGCCGGAGACGTTTGTGGCGGGCGCGGGGGCGGTGAACGCCGCGGGCTGCTGCGGGTGCTGGAAGTACTTCCGCCACACCGCGCCCGGGTAGGCGGCGTTCTGCGGGAGCACCACCTGGGCGCTGGCGCCCAGCGCCGCCCCGGTGGCGGCTGGCAGCCCGGCGTTCGGGGACACCATGGCGATGTCCGCGCCGGTGTCCTGCCCGAGCGCGGTGCCGGTCGCGGCTGGCAGCCCCGCGCCGGGGGCGACCGACGCGATGTCCGCGCCCGTGTCCTGGCCCAGGGCCGTCCCCGTGGCCGCCGGGAGGCCCGCGTTCGGGGACACCATGGCGATGTCCGCGCCGGTGTCCTGCCCGAGCGCGGTGCCGGTGGCCGTGGCGAGGCCGGCGGAGACGCTGATCCCGGTGACGACCGGTGCTGGGGGCACCGGCTGCTGCGGGTGCTGGAAGTACCGGCGCCACGTCTTTCCCGGCAGCGCGGGCTGCGCGGTGAACGGCGCCGGCGGCGCTGGCGGCCCCTGCAGCACCAGGACCCAGTCGGCGTTCCCGGCGCTGTTATTCCCCAGCGGCGTGCTGTTGTAGGTGCCGCCTGTCGCCGTGGCCGTGGTGGCGGCGGTGACCGGGTCCACCCAGGTGGCGGTGTACCCGGGGGCCAGCAGCGCCTGGTTGATCGTGATCGTGAAGAACTGGCCGCAGTAGATGACGGCCAGCGACCCGTCGGGGGTGATGCTGCCCGCGACGTAGTTGTCCGAGTCGCCGTATTTGGCGGGGTTGAACCCGGGGGCGTCGTTAGTGGTTTTCGTGCCGCGGCCGGAGGTGATGAACACGTTTCCCGTGTCGGGGATCAGCGTGTGCCACCCGGCCAGGCTAGTGAAGTACGTGGTGATGACACCGCACGTGGACGTGACGAACGTGCCGTTCGGGTCGGTGGTGACGGCGGCGAGGGCACCGTTCTGCCACTGCCACACCAGGCCGTTGTTGGTGGACCCGGACGTGTCGTTGAACCCGCGGGCACCGGACGCGAGCGCCCACCACGTGAACCGGCGGATGGTGTAGTCGGCGATGTTCTGGGTGCTGGAGTTGTCCCCGTACCAGACACCGTCGCCCCACACGACCGGCTGCCGGCCGGGCACCGGCAGCTCGGTGTAGGACTTCTCCACCCCGTTGTAGGACGGGTCGTAGGTGTACACCCAGTTGTAGTTCGCGCTGGCCTCACCGAAGCCGCCGGGGAGGTAGACCGCGGTGGTGTCGAACTCGATGTGGGAGTTCGTTTCCGGCAGCTGCTCCACGCTGACGTGCCGCGTGTCGCCGGCGTCGGTGATGCCCGACAGCATCTGCGTGAAGAACGTGTCCTGGCCGCCGGAGCCGTCGTCGCCGAAGAAGAAGAACACGTTCGGGTACGACGCCCGCGGGTACCGGGCGACGATCAGGGCGCCGAACGTGTACGCCTGCGCCGTGGACAGGTTGAACCAGATGTTCGGCGACCCGGTGAAGTCGTACTGCATCCCCAGGTTCAGGTAACAGGAGATGCCGTTTTTCAGCGCCGACGTGAACAGGTAGTCGATCCGCTGCCAGAACGGGTCGTTCAGGGTGATCGTCTCAGACCCGGTGGTGATCTTCCCCGGGGTGCCGTTGACGACGATCGGGTAGATGCCGTCCCACGTGCGGCCACCGGACAGGGCGGTGGAATCGACGTGGTTGTCGGACCATGCGGTGCCGAACCAGGCGGTCATTCCCTGGGTGCCGCGGGCGGACATGTACCCGTCCATGTCGGCTTGCCAGTTGCCCGAGTTCCACCGGCCCGCGTTCCACGGCAGCGCCCACGCCTGCTCCAGCCGCAAGATGCGCGGGTTCCCGAACTGGTCGGCGAAATACCCGGCCGGGGTGCCCGGGTGGGCGATCCGCGCGATGAACGGCGGTGACGTGGGGTTCGCGGTTGCGGTGGCCGTGGCGAGGCCGGCGGTTGCCCACGCTAGTGGCGGCGGCCCGGACAGTTGCTGCTGCTGCGGCCACTGGAAGTGCTTGCGCCACGTGCGGCCCGGGTTGAAGGTGGGTGCCGCCGGCGCCGACACCGTCACCACAGCAGGGCTGAGCGCGGTGGCGGTGGCCGTGGCGGTTGCCGGGGACGCGGTGACCATCACCGGCCCGGGCGGCTGCTGGCCGATGAACCCGGGGCGGCGGAACCGCTGCAGCCACGTCCGCCCCGGGATGGCCGCCGGCACCGGCACCGGCGGCGGCGGGGATGCGCGCACTTCGACGCCGACGGCGCCCCAGGCGTCGCTGGTGATGGTGTCGGTCAGGGTGACGCTGCCGCCGGCGGCGATCGTCGCGCCGGACAGGTTCGACGCACCGGACGCGGCGCTGACCTCGTCGTCGAACTGCTTGGTGCCGGAGGTGTAGGTGACGGCGGCGTTGGTGCCGTGCGCTTCGACGCTGACGGCCATGTTGCCGCTAGTGGTGCCGCCGACGGTGACGGTGGCGCTGGCCGAGTTGCCGGAGTTGGTGACAGCGGCACCGAACGCGGTGGCGCCGGTGAAGGAGATGCTGTTCCCGATCGCCTCGTCGGTCGGGTTCGCGGTTGTTTTGATCAGGACGGTGTTGGCGCCGCTGGCCTGCCCGGTGATCCCGTAGAGGAACACGGTGCCGTTGCCGGCGGCGTTGTTCGTCTGGATCGACCCGAGCAGCGTCATGGCGTTGCCGCCATACGTTGCCTGGCTGATCGTCGGCGCGGCGCCGGTGCTGCCCCACGTGAACCCGACGATGACGGTGCCGCCGCCGGTGCCGGCGGTGTGCGTCCAGGTCAGGAACGGTGTCGTGGACGGGGTGGTGGTGGAGAAACCGGTGGAGGAGCCTACGGCGTCAAAGGCGACAGCCACCCCGGGTCACCTCACCGTCGCGGGGGCGGGGACAGAAGGATGGCCTCCCCGTGCGCTAGTTCAGGCCGAAGATCATGTAGTTCGTCAGGGTCAGCGTCGGCGAGCCGGTCGTCGCCGACCACCACCCGAACAGGTCAAGGTAGTAGGCGTTGGTGTTGGTGATCGTCACCCCGGTCTGCGGGGCGCCGATCATCGTCACCCCGGCGGCGCTGGTGGCGCCGTTGGAGGCGAACGTGGGCGCCGCGGCGTTGTTGCCGGGGCCCCAGAACACGTGCCCGACCGCGTTCAGTTTCGAGTTCGCGCCGGTGCCGAGCGCGGAGCACGTGACGAGCAGCTCGAACTCCCAGCAGCCGTTGGTGATCGATACGACGGGGGTGATCGCACCGGTTTGCGCCATCACGGTGAGCTGCGTGCCGGCGGTGGTGTCCAGGTACCAGGCGAGGGTGATCGTGTCGGCCGTGCTGCCGAGGGTGAAGTTGCCGCCGCCTTTGATCAGCAGGCTCTTCCCGAGGCCGGTGCCGGACTGCTGCGTGAAATACGCCGCGGGCAGCTGGTAGGGCAGCAGTGTCGTCGAGTTCGCCGACAGGATCGACGTTGTCGCTGTCGCGGTTACCGCCGGCGCCGACCCAGGCATCGCGTAAAGCAGCTCGCACTGCGTGCCGGTGTAGAAACTCATGTACGGAACCTTCCTGGGAGTGTTGTGCCATGCGGATATTGCTCGGCTATACCGATGAGGGCCTGCACCCGGACACCGCCGCGCGGATGGCCGCGGTGCCGGGGGTGGAGATGGTGGACGTCTCCGCCGACGACTTCGCCTACTGGCGTGCCCTGGAGGAACGGTGGACCGGGGACTGCGACCTGCTGGTCGTCGAGCAGGACATGGTCATCCACGACCAGGTGATCCCGCAGCTGGAGGCGTGCCCCGGCGACTGGTGCACGTTCGGTTACCCGATTTTCAACTCGCGGCAGCGGCTCATCCAGGGCCTCGGCTGCACCCGGTTCTCCGCCGCGCTGCAGCGGAAAGTCCCCGCCGCCGAGTTCGCCGCCGACGGGGCGCTGCGGCACATCACCGAACCGGGCCTGTCCGGGGTGCCGTGGCAGTTCCTCGACCTGGTCATCGCCGAGCGGCTGCGCGTCGGGCACGGGCTGCGGCCGTGTGTCCATGCCCCCGATGTGGAGCACCGCCACGATTACAGCGGCCCCCCGGCGCTGCCGGGGGCGCGCGGGCTGCGGCATCCAGGCGAAGACACCGGCGACCCCGCTGACAGTCCTCTCGCCGTCTACCACCGGGAAGTGCCCGTCGTGCACAAACCGCGGCAGCCGCCGGCGATCCAGGTGTACGGGGCGGCGCTGACCCCGGTGCGCTCACCCGATGACGCGGCGCGGCTCGCGAACGCGCTGAGCCAGCGGTACCTGCATCCGGACGGCAGCCCGCGGGATCTTCCGGCGCAGATCGACGCCGGCCGCCCGGCGGCGCTGCGGTTCGCCACGGACAAGGTCGCCCAGGGGTACCTGCCCGCGTACCTGGGCATCGCCGCCGCCGTCGGCACCTCCGGGCGGGTGTGCGAGGCCGGCGTGTGGACAGGTGAATCGCTGCGCATGTGGCAGGCGCTGTTCCCCGGCGGCATCGTCGCCGGCGTGGACATCGACGGCACCGCGCTGTGGCCGCATGAGACGGTGAAGATCGTCGCCGCCCAGGACGACCCGGGGCTGCCCGCCGCGCTGGCCGGCGTCTCCCCCGGCGGGTGGGACATCATCGTTGACGACGCATCCCACCGCGGGGACCTGACGCGCCGCACCTGGGAACTGCTGTGGCCGCTGGTGGTGCCCGGCGGGTGGTATGTGGTGGAGGACTGGTTCGTCGGCTTCGGGAACCATCCATTGTTCCCCGGCGACCATTCGATGCTGCGCACCGCCGAGTCGTTCCTGCAACTGCTGGCCGCGCCGGGCGGCGAGGTGGAGTCGGTGACCTACCGGTACGGGATGATCATCCTGCGCAAAGTCAGGTGATCGTGAACTGCAAGATCCCCGACCCCGACCAGACAACGGTGAACGTCCCGGCGGTCACGGACTGCGACCCGCCGAAGTAGTTCCAGCAGAACGCGTTCTTCGCCGCGAGAGTGTTGTCGTACACCAGGCACCCGAACACCGCCGTCAGCGTCGCGTTGTTTCCCGACGCCGTGTTCGCCGCGCCGATCTGCGCCGTCCCGGACCCGAAAGTGTTCGTCTTGCTGGCAAGCGCCACCCCGCCAGCGGCCCACTGCCCGGCCTGGGATATCTCGTTACCCGCCCACGTGCCCGCCGCGTACGCGTTGTTAGCGAACGTGTCGTTCTTGTTCGGCGTCACCGAGTTGTTGTACAGGGCAACGTTGACCGTGTCGCCGGTGTAGGTGAGCGCCGCGGCGGGGGCGAAGAAGTTGCTCACCATCGCGGCGGAAATGTTCGACGTTGCCCAGGCCATCGATCAGCCTTCCTGTTGAGCGGACGCGGCGGCGGGAAAAACGGCACAGTCCTGGCCATCGTCACGGGTAGTTACAACTGACATCACGGGACGCCCGTCCTGGTCGGTGCGCAGCCCCAGCTCGCCGGCCGCGTAGTCTTCCCGGTCCCGCGCCTCGACCTTGCACCGGGTTCCCGCTTCCACGTAGGGGGCGAGGATTCCCCGCAGCCCCGGGCACTCGTGGAACGGCAACTGCGCCCCCGTGCCAGCGGTGACATGCGTGGCAGGGCAGTTCGGGCATTCCCACCGCGTCTGCGCCCGGAGGAGGGGAATCAACCGTTCATCCTTTCCCCGGCTTGTCGCCGAGGTACAGGTGGTACCGCTTGGTGATCGTTTCTTTCGCCGGCGGGTCCGGGTGGTGCCGGTGGCACACCACGAACGGGGTGCCGTCCACCGGGAGGTGCCCGACGCGCCAGCACCCGGGCTGGTGGCAGTTGTGCTTCCTGGCGGTCACGTACGCGTTCAGGCCCAGGCTGCCGCCGACGACCAGCACCCCGAACAGCCCCGAGTAGAACAGGTAGAACGCGCTGTTGCCGGAGTCGGTGCCGAGCCAGTGATGCCACACTCAGCCGTTTGCCGTCCGCTGGGTTTTCCGGGACTTCGGCGGGACGCGTTCTTCCACGCCGGTGTCCTTCACCGCGACCGGGACCGCGCTGCCCTGCGCGCACAGCCCGGCGCCTTCCTCGTCGGGGACGTCGAAGTCCTCGCCGACGCGCGGCCACGGCCGGCCGTCGTACCGGCCGCCGGACCGGTGCTCGGTCATGCGGATCTTCATCTCACCATCAGCCCCTCGTAGGCGTCCGCCCACAGCTTCCAGCCCTGCTCGATCGTCCAGGCCCGCGCCTGCTCTTTCGCCTTCGCGCCCATTGACCGGCGCAGCCCCTCGTCGCCGGCGAGTTCTTCGAGGTATTTCAGCCATTCGTGGTCCTGCCGGACCAGGAACCCGGTCACCCCGTGCAACACGAACCGGTTGTACGGTTCGGCGTCGGAGGCGATCACCGGGATGCCCCGCGCCGCGTACTCCAGCGCTTTGATGTGGGACTTGGACCGGTTGAACACGTTCAGCTGCAACGGTGCCAGGCCGATGTCCCAGTCGATCGCCGTGTAAAACGCTTCCGGGGCGTCGGTGACGTGCACCCACGGCACGTACCCGCACCGCTCGTGCCGGACGGCGTTCCGGTAGTCGGCGCCGATCATCACCGCGTCCCACCCGGGGTGCCGGTTCAGGAACTCCCGCACCGGGCGGCCGATCAGGCGGATGTCGGTGCCGTGGGACGCGCCGCCGTGCCATCCGACCGCGGGCCGTTCCCCCGCCGGGGCGGGGAGGTCCAAAACCCACCCGGGGATGTGGTTGGGCAGGACGGCCACGTTCGCCGCGTACTCCCGCATCACCTCCGCCAGCGGTTCCGTGCTGACGGTTACCAGGTCGGCGGTTTGCGCGGCGTGGACGACCGCGTCGCGGACCTCGGGGCGGGAGAACTGCTGCCATGACGCGAAGTTCACCGGCTCGATGCTGAACATGTCGTCATCGAGCTCGTACACCAGTTTCGACCGCAGCGCCTGCCGCCGCCACACCCCCAGCCCGGCGTGGTTGTCCCACTTTTGCGCGACGATCACGTCGTGGCCGGCCATCGCCTGCCTGGTGGCGCCCTTGCCGCCGTCCCGTTTGCTCGAGGAGACGGCGGTTGTCTCGTACCCGTGTTTCGCCAGTTCGGCGAACGGGAGGATCACCCGGTACCAGGCGCACCCGGAGCCGCCGTCGTGGCCGCCGAAGATCCGCATCAGATGTCCGCCGACGAGTGGTGCCAGTGGACGGTGATCTCGGGCACGAACTCCCACCGGGCCCCGGCAGCGACCCACCGGGCGATCAGGTCCCAGTCGGCGTCGCCGCCCCACCGCCAGTTCGCCGTGCGCAGCAGTTCCGCCTTGTGCACCAGGGCGTTGCCGTCGATGCGCCCGTGCGCGGGGGTGCCGTCGCCGATCACGTCCCACGGCTTCCCGTCCAGGTGCCGGCGCATCTGCGTATACGCGAAGTCCGCGCCGCCGGCGAGGGCTTTCGCGCAGGTGCCCAGGTGGTCCGGGAGGTATTCGACGTCGGAGTCGAGGTAGGCGATGTGCTCACCCGCGGCCAGGTACGTGCCGGCCAGCGCGGCGGACACCGCCCGGGAACCCCGCGCGCCGCGGGCACCCGGGGAACCGGGAGGCTGCCCTGCGGTGTCACCGCCGAGGAAGGAGTGCCAGTTCCGCCCCAGCTCGGCGAACACCCGCAGCCCCGCGGGCCCGTAACCCAGGTTCCGCAGCCGGCCGCGCAGCTGCGGGTCCGGGCCGTCCGCGACGATGACATGCTGCCAGTCCACGTGCACCTGGCCGTCGAGGGACGCGATGGCCCGGCGCAGGTCCGGCCACTGCCGGTACGTGGGGGTGATAACGGAGATCACGGGGCCAGCTTGTCGCAGCGCATCACGTCGATCACGTGCCCGTTCCTGGCGATGGTGCCAGTGACCTGGTACCCGATGCGGCGGCAGATCTTCTGCTGCCCCGCGTTGTCCTGCCGCACCTCCGCGTGCATGGGCACCCCGCGGGCGTGGGCACGGCGGACGTTCTCAATGGTGACCGCCTCCCCGAAACCCTCACCGCGCCGGTCCGCTTTCACCCCGGTGGACGACCAGGCGCGGCCCTCCTCGTCCCAGATGAGCAGCCCGTACGCGACCGGCTCGTCGTCGAACATGAGGAAGCCCTCCACCTTCCCGGTGGCGATCTTCTGCTCGTAGAACGCCCGCTGCTGCCCCGGGGTGATCTGCGCGGTGTCCCGGGTCATCCACTCGGCGCACTCGTTCCGCAAAACCCGCAGCACTTCGGCGGCTTCCAGGCCGTCGATGACACCGAACGTGATCATCGCTTCTCCGCGAACTCGGTCACCGCGCCCGCGACCGCGCGCCGGTCGGCCTCGGTGAGGGCCCAGTGGACGGGGATGCAGCATTCCCGCTCGAAGAACTCGTCCACGCCGGGCAGCGGCCCGGCGGCGTACTCCCGGAAACAGGTGAGGCGGTTGAGCCGCCCGTGCACCCGCGACACCTGAATGCCCGCGGCGCGCATGAAGGCCTGGAACGCGGCCCGCTGGCCCCCGTCGCGCCACAGCAGCGTGTACAGCCACCACGCGCCCTCCGAGTACCGCCGCGCCGGCGCGGCCTGCACAAGGCCGCACAGCGCGTCGTCGTAGAACGCGGCGTTGCCCCGGTGCGCGGCCAGGATGCCCGGCAGGTGGCGCAGCTGGGCGAGGCCGATCGTCGCGGCGACGTCGTTCATGTGGAACTTGTAACCCCAGTCGCCGATGTCGGCGGCGACGCGGGCGTCGGCCTGCTCGGCGTCCCGGTCGATGCCGTACCAGCGCAGCAGTTTCCCCCGCCGGTAGTTTCCCGCGTCCCGGGTGGTGAGGATGCCGCCGTCGATGGTGGTGATGTGCTTGATCGCCTGCAGGGAGAAGCAGGTGAAGTCCGCCGCCGGTGACCCGACGGGTTCACCGGCCCACTGGGCGCCGAGGGCGTGCGCGGCATCGACGATCACCGGGATGCCGTGCCGGGCACCCAGGTCCATGAGGGCGGTCATGTCGCACGGCTGCCCGCCCCAGTGCACCGCTAGCACCGCCCGCGTGTCCGGGGCCAGTTTCCGTTCGGCGTCCAGCGGGTCGATGTTCCCCGTCGCGGGGTCGATGTCCGCCCACACCGGCCGCGCGCCCTCCGCGAGGACCGGCAGCACGGTGGCCGCGCAGGTCATCGGCGTGGTGACCACGCTGCCGCCGCGGGCACCGGCGAGGCGCAGCGCCAGTTGCAGCGCCGACGTGCCCGAGTTCACGGCGAGGACGTTCCGGTTCCCTGCCACCGGCGCCAGGGCCGCCTCGAACTCTTCGACCTTCGGGCCCTGCCCCACCTGCCCGCTGTACAGGACATCCCGCAGCGCGGGCAGGAGTTCCTCCTCCGGGGGCATGTGCACCCGGAACAGGGGGATCAGGTTTGCTGCCAAGGGCCGCCGCCGGGGTCGCCGTAGTCCGTGCGGAACAGGGCTTCCGACCCGCCGGGGACGTCGTCGGCGACTTTCGCCCAGCCGCCGGCATCGCCGGACCCGTCGGAGGTGTCATACGGCTGCCAGTCACGCCCCGGGGGGCTGACGATCGGGTCCGGTGCGTCAGGCACTGGGGGTCCCCTTCCACGACACCGGCGACGGCGAATACGAGGTGTCGATGCGCCGCGGCGGGGAGCCGACCGCCACATCCTCCATCGGCCCCACCGCCGGGTCCGCCGCCTCTTTCGCGGTGGGCATCGGGTCCACCGGCACCGACCCCGGCGCCGACATCGCGTTCTCGTTCGAGCTGGTGGTGTTCCCGCCGGACATCGACGACACCCACAACGACGTCTTCGCCAGGGGCAGCCCGGACAGGTCCTGCATTACGGCTGCACCGCCCGGCCGCCGCGCAGCACCCGGCCGCCCCCGGCGCCGGTGCCGTCGGGCATGTTCCCCGCGATACCGGGCAGCTGCGGGCCGCCGCCGTACGACCCGTCGATCGCCTGCGTCCAGTCGTTATGACCGGAAATGTTGTCCTGCACGGTGTCGGTCTTGTTCGTCCCCGAGATCGCCGACCCCGGCCGCGTGTACGTGATCGTGTCAGCGCCGCCCGGCAGGTTCTGCGCGCCCATGCTGCCGGGGGAGCCGGTGTCCGCGGTCTGCGCCGGGGTCAGCCCGGAGATCCCCTCGTAGTTCTGCCCGTCCTCCAGCGTCGGGTCGGGCTGGTTCGCCGCGCCGGGGCCGCCGGGGGCACCGGTGCCCTGCGGGAGCGCGACGCCGAACAGGGAATCCGCGTAGTTCCCCGGTTCCAGCGTCGGGTCCAGGCCGGCGATCTTCACGCCGGTCGCGGCCTGCGGCGGCGACTGGCTCTCGTCGCTACCGCCACCATCGGGCGTCTGATGCGGAGGCAGGTTCGCCATCGGGTTATCCCTTCCACTGGAACAGGGTTAGCTTGCCTGGCGCGCGCCCCGCGCACCCATGAACCCGGGGCGCGCGCCAGCGTTGGGGGTCAGCCGCCCTTGAACGCCTTGACCGCCGTGGTATCGACGAGGGTTCCGTCGCCGCGGAGCAGGCAGCGGAAGCTGATCAGGTCCGTGTCGAACTTGAAGTCGTCGGACCGCTCGAACCGTATCCCGCCCACCAATCGGACGAAGAACTGGGCGAAGTCGCCGAAGAACAGGGAGAAGTTCCCGGTGGCGACCGACTGGACGTACGGGTCGGCCACCAAGGGCTTTCCCAGGAGCAGGTCCGGCGACCCGAGGACCGTGGACGGTTCCCACACCGGCCGCCCGACCGTGTCGGTGAGCTTCCGCAAAACAGCCACTGTTTTGTCCGCGCACATCCAATAGCACGACCTGGACTGGCGGTACGGGGCGATCACCGAGTACTCCATGTCCACCAGGTTCGCGTACGTGGGGCCGCCGGTGACCCAGTTGACCCCGGTCGGGCCGGTGGCGGTCGTCGGGCCCGTCACGCCCGGGCTGGCGGAGGTGGCGAACGTCAGCCCGGAGGGGACGGTGCTGCCCGCGCCGAGGATCAGGTCCGACCCGAACGCGTTCCCCACCGCGCGGCCGGCCTGCAT